CGTGTACCCTTTGGGTAGTTAATCATCTCGCTGTTGATACGGTTCTTAATTGCATGGACAGATACGCCAGCAGCGTTACCTAGCTCTCGGTAGGTATAATATTCCCCGTTAACCAAGTCCTTGTTTTCGTGCCCAATGTATTTGATCAGGGCAGCATTGCGGTTACGGTGGTTCTTGTTGCCGCCATTGTACTGCTTAGTGATTTCAGTGATCATCATCTTCTCCTAATCTGCCCATGATCTATCAGCCAGTTTGTCCATGACAGACACTGACTTAATAGACTCAGGGTTGGTTCGTTTTTGTGTTTGCTGGTCAAGAACTTCATCTTCCCAACGCTTCTGATTCAGGTATGTGCTGGCATGAAGGATGTATGACTGGTTATCTTTTCTCCATTCACCCTTCTCAACCCTCTCTTTCACGTTATCAAGGATCATCTGCATGATATGCTGATCAGGTCGTAGCTTTTCCCATGCCTTTCTTGCTGCCTCCTTGCTTGCCTTCCGTGGGTAGAATTTCCAGAATGAATCAAAATCATCTACATTATTAACTGTAATATTAGTTTTAGTATTAGTTTTAGTATTACCTTTGGTCTTTTGGTCAATAGGGTCTACATCTTTTTGGAAAGAGGTCTTGGTTATTTCGTCTATACCCTCCCCATTAATTTTCATATACCTATTAAGAATTTGCTTGCTACCCTCTTTGTACTCAAGTTGTACGGTAAGGTATCCTCGGGTCTTTAGTTGTCCTATCCACCCGCTAACAGTTGTCTTATCTACTTCATAAAGATCAGCGAAGTATTGATTGCTGGCCCAGCAGTAACCTTCTTTGTTGCACAGCGCAGTAATCTCGGCAAACAAGAGCCTAGCCAGCGGCTTCAAGGTTTTGTCATACCTGACATCCGCAGTCAGGATGGCGTAGTACGATGGCTTGTCCATCTCACTCACCAGCCGCGATAAACTCTGATACCTTGACTCCAAACATATCAGCTAGTTGTTGCAGTGTGGCGCAGCTTGGTGAACGGTGGCCGTTCCTAATTAAACTAATGGTTGAGGGGTGCAGCTTTGACTCCCTGCTGAGATCAGCCTGAATAAACTGCTGGGATTCCATAAAGTGATTGATTGATCTATTGATGTCCATTTTATTCTCCTGTTGAGTGAGGTTGCATCATAGCCATCATAAAATAAATTTACAACAAAAGTTTGCATCTCGTAACAACTTATGTAAAATAGGCAGCACACACACAAAGAGGAAAGACTATGTTTAACTACGAATCCCCCCAACGCACTGGCTCTCCGTGCGACGACAATGACCACGTTCTGCAATCTCTTTACGACAACATGACTGATTATGAGCGCGGTGAATTCGACTATATACATGGGTATGAGGCTCTCGACAACTCTGAGGAGTATGAGCGAGGATATGGTGACGCATACGCTGCTGCTGAATGCGCCACATTCAAAACAATAAACCAAATGTTAGGAGAATAACCATGAAAATTGATAAAAAAATCCCAATCCCCGGCGTTCTTGACGCTAAATCTGTTGCCAAGAAGATGCGGCATGGCGACTCTGTGCTGCTTAAAGACCACAAAGAAGGTCATTACTTCCGTTACTATGTGGACATCTGTGAAGGCTTCAAGGCTGTTGGACGTGCTGAGAAGAAAGGCTACCGCATCTGGAAGGTGAAGTCATGAGCGTCTGGAAGACTCTGTCAGCGATCGACTGTAGCAAGCATGTCGAGAAGAAGGGCAACCTATCCTATCTATCGTGGGCATGGGCATGGCAAACGCTGATGGAGCATTACCCCGACTCGACTTACACGTTTAGCGATCCGATGACATTGTGTGGCGATACAGTTGAAGTCTCTGTGTCTGTCACCGTCAAAGGTGCAACACATACTATGTGGCTGCCAGTAATGGATAACCGGAACAAGGCTATCGTGTTGCCTACAGCGAGGGACATATCTGATGCGCGTATGAGATGCTTGGTGAAGGCAATCGCCATGCATGGATTAGGCATCTACCTGTATGCCGGTGAAGACTTGCCAGCAGCAGTACAGGATGCTGTTGTGACTAGCGAGCAAGCAGCACAACTCAAGTCTCTGCTGGAGATTACCGAGTCAGATGTGGAGAAGTTCTGTCAGGTATTCAAGTGCAGCACTGTTGACCAAATGAGGGCGGTGCAGTTTGATCAGGCACTGTCAGCACTGAAGCGCAAAGCTGATGCAAATACTGCAAGCTGAACAGGGTAGTCAGGAATGGCTGGCGGCTAGATTAGGAAGACCTAGCGCCAGTCAGTTCCACAAGTTAATTAAGTCTAATGGCAAGCCTAGTTCTTCTGCTGATGGGTACATAAACGCTATGATTATCGAAAGAATATCTGGCATGTCTGCCCCTGTATTTGTGACAGAGTGGATGACAAGGGGTAATGAACTTGAGCCTGATGCCCGTAACCTATACACCCTGATCACTGACAATGAAGTGCAGGAAGTAGGTTTTATACTGGATAACAGTGGTGAGTTTGGTTGCAGTCCTGATGGGTTGATAGGTGAGGACGGTGGCATAGAGATTAAATGCCCAGCACCAAGTAACCATGACAAGTGGAGCGACAAGGGAGTCTGCCCTACTAAACATTATGCTCAAGTCCAAGGCTGTATGTGGATCACGGAGCGTGATTGGTGGGAATTTATGAGCTACCACCCTGAGAAAGACCCTTTCATCGTTCGAGTTGAGCGTGATGAGGAGTTTATTAAGAATCTGGCCGAACAGGTTATACTGGCCGTAACAGAAATTATTTCCGAAGTGAGGAATTTGCAATGAAGATAGGTGTATCAGTATCGCTAGACCTTAAAAAATTAGACCTAACCCGCTGCCCTGTAGTCACTAAAAAAGATGGCACTGAGGCTCGGTATCTAAACATGACCACGTTCATCGACACTGACCAGCAGGATCAGTATGAGAACAATGGCTTCATCGCCCAGTCTCAAAGCAAAGAAGAACGCGAAGCTGGTGAGGAACGCCCACCCATACTGGGGAATGTGAAAGTATTTTATACCGATGGAGCAGCACCACAGTCTACCGCTGCCCCTGCCCCAATCACAGAAGATATTCCGTTTTAGCCAGGGTCTCCCTCGACCTGTGATCGGGTCTGGCCCACCCGTGGCGGCAACGGGCCATTACCTACAGGCATGTTATGAATAAGGCTAATACATTTGTGACCATCCGCAGAGTCTCTATAATGACGGCTCATTGGTTATGGGTGGTGGGTAAAGTGTTAATTTATATGATAATATTCGTGATCTGTGGGCTATGCGCAGTAGCGAAAGACGATTTAGAGCGCCCTTAGTGGCGCTTTTTTTATGGAGAAAAGCATGAAGCATCTCATTATCCCAGACACACAAGTCAAACCTGGCCAGCCTAATGATCATTTGCACTGGGCAGGACAGTACGCGGCAGATAAAAAGCCTGATGTTATCGTAATGATAGGGGACTGGTGGGACATGGAATCTCTGTCATCATTTGATGTCGCGACCAAGGGCTACGAAGGAAGAAGGTATATTGCAGATATTGAGGCAGGGATTGCGGCAATGAAAGTATTTTTAGAGCCTATCAGGCAGGAACAAGCCAAACTAAAGCACGATAAAAAGAAACAATGGAACCCTCGCATGGTGTTTACCCTTGGGAATCATGAGAACCGTATAGCCAGAGCCGCAAATTCAGACCCAAAACTAGATGGGCTAATTGGTTTTAAAGACCTACAGCTAGAAGAGATGGGATGGGAGGTTTATGGCTTCTTGGAGTGTTGCGTTATAGATAACATTGCCTATCAGCACTACTTTACCAGCGGCATAATGGGTAGGCCAGTAGCTAACCCCACATTAATGCTTAACAAGATGCATATGTCTACGGTGCAAGGCCATGTCCAGGATAGGGCTATTAGCTTTGCAAGGCGTGCGGATGGTCAGCGTATGACGGGTATCTTTGCTGGCATCTTCTACCAGCACGATGAAGACTACCTTACCCCGCACAATAACTTGTCATGGAGGGGAATTTGGATGTTGCACGAAGTACATGATGGCGCATTCGATGAAATGCCAGTCAGCCTGGATTACCTACGCGGAAAATACGGAGGCAAAAATGAGTAATTGGAAAGAATTGCAGAAAAAACACCCCGCTATTGAACCAAGACCAGTTTCTACAGTAGATTCCT